TGTTCCTGCTGTATTTGTTGCTGTTGGAGCATAAGTATTAAAGTCTTCTTGATTTGAAAATCTTATAAACATTGGATCTTGAGTTGTTGAATCACCGATTGTAGTTTCTGTTCCAAAATGAAATACGTGTCTATCTCTATCAGATACTTGTGTAAGTCTTGATGCAGTAGGTGCACCAGTCATAACCGTTGCTCTAATTCCTCTTGCACCAGCGGCTCCTGCATCCCAAGTAAATGTTTTACCATTGTGAATTGTTGCAACTAATATTTGACCAAAGTTATCTAAACTCCAGATGCCTGGATCCAGAATCACATTACTAGTTGAACGCTCCGTGCCCCAGGTATCATCAGACCATGTAGATGTACCCCAACCATAACCTGCAGTTTGAAATGTTGGACCTACAACTACATAAGGATCAATTTCCGCTGACCCTGTTCCAGAAGTTGTGCCTGCTGAATTAGATGGCATAGTAATTTCAAAAGCATTTGTAGTTGAATTTAATACTTCAAAAGTATTATTTTCAAAATCAGATGTAGCATATCCTGATCCAGTTGGAACCGTAACACTAGAAAACGTTACATATCTTCCATCTTGTAATCCATGTGAAGTTTTATTAACTGTTACAGTTGCAGAACCAGTTGTAGCATCAAAATCAGCTCCAGTAATTGCTGTATCTAAAGGTGTGATATCGTAAAAGTCTTCACCATAATATAAAAACAAACCTTGTGAGGTACCGATTGCAGTATACTTTTCACCTGCCAGAGATGTCCATGCATGCTGTGCTCTAGCAACTCCAGGTAAAGTTAAATTTTGAATAGTAAGCTGATCCCAACCTCCTATTTTTTCAGGTAATCCATATCTAAATCTAACAAAATCACCATCGACCCATTGAGACTCGGCTCCGGAATCCGTGACCATTTTATTAAAACCAGGCTTGAAATTTAATTTTTGTAGCATATAATGATTTATACATTAATTTTATGAATAATGAAAGTTTGAAAATGGACAAATTAGAAGATGCTATAATGGTTTACAACAGTTATTTAGATAAAAGCCTATGTAAACTAATTTGTGGATATGTAGATAAAGTAGCTACACGTAATTTAACCACACATAGTAAAATTAAAGACTATAGAAAAGTACTAGGACATAGTTTAGGAAAAGAAAAAATATCTGACAAAATATATTTTAAAAAAATATATGATATGGCTTTGCATTTTTTATATAACTATAAAATTAACTTTCCACAAAGTGCTGCTTGTACTAAACTAGAACAAGTAGATTTGTTAAAATACGAACCAGGTGGCAAATATGATTATCACCATGACAATCATGGAACTGCTTCTCCTAGAACTTTAAGCATGATTATTAATTTAAATGATGAATATGAAGGTGGAGATTTAGTTTTTGGAAATCAACGTTTAAATAACGAAATAAAAAGAGTTTCCTTAAATACAGGAAGTATAGTATGTTTTCCTTCTAATTTTTTATTTCCACATAAAATAGAACCTATAACAAAAGGAGTACGATATAGTATCGTTTTATGGCTACTATAAGAAAAGACTTTAGATACAAAGTAATTAAAAACTTTTTTAATAAAGAAGAAGTTAAGTTATTACAAGAATATTGTTTAGAAATTTTAGAAGACCCATCTAAAATTCCAGATTCAACTTTATATGATGAGTGTTTCGCTATAAATATATATAATGATTCTTTAATGAAAACTTTTTTAAAAAGAAAATTACCTTTAGTAGAAAAAGAATCAGGATTAAAACTATTTAAGACATATTCTTTTTGGAGGTATTATGGATTTAATTCATATTTAAATATGCATTCAGATAGACCATCCTGTGAAATAAGTGTCACAGCATGTATTAATAAAACCGATAACTGGCCTTTAATCATAAACAATAAAAAAATTGAACTTAATATAGGAGATGGACTTTTATATTTAGGAGTTGAAGATCCACATGGAAGACCGGGTAATTTTAAAGGCGATGGAATGGCTCAAGTTTTTTTTCATTACGTAGATCAAAAAGGACCTTTCACCCATCATCAAAATGATGACTATATAAATAACAATTTAAATCAAAAATGGAGTGAAGAAGATAAAAAATATCTTTCGGATTTAAAAAAAAATAAAAATCTATCTTAGATCATCTATCCTAGGTAACATTAACCAAGATGTTAATATATATTTTTCTCCAGATAAAGGTGGATTTCCTCTATGAACAAAAGGAAATCCTGCAGGCCATATAACAATTCTTCCTTTTTTAGGTTTCACTCTCATTTTTTGATGTAAAAATTCAGTTTCTCCAGCTTCTTTAACATCATTTAAAAATATAATATAAGCCATAGCTCTACCTTCATGTAAAAAACCAGGATTATGTTCTACATGCCAAAGATGATACCCCTCTCCAGGTAAAGTTTTTTGTATTTTTAATCCTGTATATTTAAAATGATCTACATTATAAGCTTGTTTAATACCTGTTTTTTTTTCATATTCAAGTAAAGCCTGGTCAAAATTATGTATTAAAGGTTTCATAGTAGAAGCCCAGACTGGAACGTTGTGATGATCAGCAAAAAATTGTTTATCTTTTTTAATATGAATATCAGCACCTTCAAATGTCATTCTATCTAAAGTATGTTGAAGTTTATTTTTTTCTTTAAAAAATTTTATAGCTTGATTACAGTCTATATCTGTAATGTAATTATCAAAAACACCTATAAAATTTTTTATTGAATTTTTTCTTTCCATTATTCAATATCAATATAACACTATGTATTATATTTGTCTAGGTTTTTATAATATAATTTACCGTTAAGTAAGGTTGTAATATAGATGGGTTAGATGTGTTTCCTGCAAAGTTAGCACTCATGTTATGAGAGTGTGCGCCGCCAGACCCAGTAGCTCCTGTGCTAGCAGGAATATAGAATCTGTTAGTTTTTTGTGGTGGCGAGACATTTACAACCTGAGGTCCAGAACTACCACCCTGTGGGTGACTGTGAGATGCGAGTTGTGCTGTTGATAAAGTTGCATTTGCTGTTGAACCTGAAATATTACCGGTGTGTGTTATACTTGCTGTATTTGATCCGCCAGTTGAACCCACAGCTTTTCCAGGCGATCTTCCAACTGGTACATTGTCTTCCAAATTTGGAACATTAAATGTTGTTGAACCATCACCTGATCCGTAAGTTGTACCAATAATTGCAAACAACGCAGCATAAGTTGATCTTGAAACTGCTGCACCATTACAATCTAAAAAACCTGATGGGACAGAAGTATCTGACCATGGGATAATAGTTGCGGTTGGAATACCTTCTATATCCGTAAGATTAGCGCCGTCAAAATTATATTTAGTTGCTTCATAATTTGCCATACTCTAATTCTCCATCTACGTTTTTATAATATAATTTAATACTAAATAAGGTTGTAACACAGATGGGTTAGCTGTGTTTCCTGTAAAGTTAGCACTCATGTTATGAGAGTGTCCACCACCAGAACCGCTATTTCCTGTATTAACAGAAACATAAAATCTAAAAGCAAAACCACTAGGAAATATGTGTTCAGACATAGTCCTTCCACCCTGTCCGTGACTGTGAGATGCAAGTTGTGCTGTTGATAAACTAGCATTTGCTGTTGAGCCAGCAACGTTTCCACTGGTTGTTACACTTACAGTATTTGCTCCTCCAGTTGAAGCTAAACTTTTTCCAGGCGATTTTCCAACTGTTACATTATCTTCTAAGTTTGGTACATTAAAAGTTGTCGAACCATCACCTGTTCCATAGGTTGTTCCTATTATTGCAAATAAATCTGCGTATGTTGATCTTGAAACTGCTGCACCATTACAATCTAAAAATCCAGATGGTACAGAGGCAGATGACCACGGAACAATAGTTGCTGTTGGAATACCTTCTATACCTGTAAGGTTTGCTCCATCATAATCATATCTAGTAGCTTCGTAATTAGCCATGTTTTAATTCTCCATTACATAGAGATATAACACTATGTATTCTAACTGTCTAGTAAGAAATTAAGAGCTATAAGAAGTAGGTCTCGCACCTAATCTAGTTATTTTTTCAGCTTCAGTTTCTTCTCTAAAAACTGGAGGATCTTGTCCTTCAGGATCTTCTATCTGAAGAGTATCATTATCCCAATCAGATTGTAATTGAGCTAAATGAGCTGAATCCCATTTATTAATAAATTGACTTATGTCTCCAAGATTAGCTTCAGCATATGTTGAATTAGGGGTGTCATCTCTATATTCTACTTCATCTGTTGGAATTGAAGTTCCGTGTTGAATTGCCCAGATATTAGAAAATTTAGATTGATTCCAAAAATCAATATCATTATCAATTATATAATTTGTACCTGATGCATCTCCTGTTTGTTTAATAATCATTTTGTCATCAAAGACAATTGTCCAATTTGCGTTTGTTGCCATTTTTTTCTCCTATGTTTTTATAATATAAATAATTGTTAAATAAGGTTGTACCACAGATGGGTTAGCAGTTCCACCAGAAAATGAAGCACTTAAGTTATGAGAATGTCCCTGACTAGATCCTGCGTTCGCTGTATTAGCAGGATTGTAATATCTCTTTGATTGATTAGAACTATTGGGAGTTTGAGGTCCAGAAGTACCACCCTGTGAGTGATTGTGAGATGCAAGTTGTGGTGTTGATAAACTAGCATTTGCTGTTCCACCACCAATATTTCCACCTGCTACTACAGGAACGGTATTTGCCCCTCCAGTTGAACCTATAGATTTTCCAGGAGATTTTCCGATTACTACGTTATCCTGTAGGTCCGGTACATTAAATGTTGTTGAACCATCACCTGAACCATAAGTTGTACCAACGATTGCAAATAACGCAGCGTAAGTTGATCTTGAAACTGCAGAACCATCACATTCTAAAAAACCTGATGGTACAGAAGAATCTGACCATGGTATAACAGTTGCTGTTGGAATACCTTCAATACCCTGTAAATTGCCACCGTTGAAATCATACCTTGTAGCTTCGTAATTAGCCATGGTTTATTTCTCCTTATATGTCCAACCTGTAGTCGCGTCTCCTGAGTATACTAATGTCAAACCAGCACCTTGCGTGTTGATCACTAAATCAGATGCACCGTTTGCAATATTAGAACCGTTTCTTCCAATAGTTAAAGCGTTCGTATTAAAATCATATCCTTGGTCAACCACAGTTACCTCTTGTCCTGTAGTTGGTGACGCAGGTAAAGTTAAAGTAAATGCTCCACCATTTGTATTTGCTAAAATTTGTGCACCAGGTTGAACTGTTTCAGCTGCAGTAATTGCTCTCCATACTTTTTGTTCTGAACCCAATTCAATATTAGTGCCATCTGAATATAAAACATATTTATGACCTTCACATAAATCTACACCTGTACCTGAGCTAGTTTTAAAAGTTAAAGTAAAGTTTGCATGGTCACAACCATCATGAATGATGTAAGTTTTTTCTACTGAATCTGGAACAACTACATTAACGTTTGCAGCTAATGTTCCTGTTAATTTAATTACTTGATCTTTACCATTTGATAAAGCACCATTTGTAAATGTTAAAGTGTTTCCTAAAGTGTTATTAACTGATAAACCAGAATAACCACCGATAGCTTGTTCAAGAATTAATAAGTTTGTATTTGTAATCTGTCCCCAAGTTCCTGAGTTTTCACCAGTTGCTTGTACAGTTAATTTTAAATTAGCTGATGTTGA